TGGTTCCTACATCTGGCTTGCAGTTGTAAAGCTTGTTTCCAACTACCCAGTAGAAAGCATTCTGATCGACGTCATAAAAGCTCCCACGGATAACATCTGTAGGAGCAACCTTTGAAAGAGAATAAGACGAAGTTGTTAAACCAGGTCGCTTGCGTAAGCAAACATCCCTCCGCTCATTCTCTTTACTAATTCGTTCATAATACATATTAACTGTTTGGCAATCTCGCTGAATGGCAAGATTACCTGAACGGAACAAATCCGTTCCATCAAATGTGAGCTGATCTGTCTTGTATGTACTATTGGTAGGGCTATTTGTGTAAGCCATTATTTCCCTCGGAAACCACCTAGACCCATGAAATCTGGTTGCATGTATAGAGAGCCATCTTCATCCCCATAGTCCGCCGCCATCTTTTTGTATGTTAGAAATTCTTTCATTAAGACTTCTCGATCCTGTAGAGGAGTACCTGCTTGTGGTGCTAAAGCAACAGCAGTACCATAGATGATTGCCTGTGTCCAATAAGAAGGAAAGTCCATTGTTTCGCCAGCGGCAAAGAATCCATCAAACTTCTTTTGATAAACGACTACAATTTGTTTCTGTGTAACTGTAGTGCTATCAGACAACAGCGGCCAAATAGACAAAGTGCCAGTAGGAATAGTAGGCTGATATGTGTAATGAACAGGAGTGCCTGGACCGGCATTAGAAGGTAGACGATTGAAGTCATATAGACTCTTTTCAATGAGGTCATACTGCGCTCCACCATCTACATCTTTTAAAACTACTTGAGCTAGTTTAACACCAGCTGTTAAAGTATATACCTGACTTGTAGCACTACAAGCAAATACCTGAGTTGTTCTTTTCCAGAGAGGCATTCCCTCTGTTTCTAGAAGAGTGATTACAGCATTAAGGGCTTCCACACCATCTGCGAGTGCTTCAGCAGATAGTGTTTGTCCTTCTGCGAGATAGGCAAGTTTCTTATAGGAAACATTAACAAGCTGATCGCGTGTCAGTTCCCAACTAGTGTTGTTCGATGTCGCCAATTAAGCCACCCCTTTAACTTTCTCGTAACTACGAGCACTAATTTGAATACCCATTAAACCACCAAGCATAACCATTAGGTTGCTGTCCATTACCGGAGGATCAACTGGAAGAGCATGTCCTGTATATAAAGTATAGGCAAAAGAAAAGAGTGGAACGACAAGCCATTGGTAGGCTACACCAAATCCACCCACCCACATAAGAAAAGGGCGAGGCCCTGATACAAATCTATCTGTACTTTTTGCTTGTTCTAGGTTGATATCTGTCTGAGTTTTAAGCTCTGCCAGACGCATTTCCATTTCTTTAAACTCACCAGCTTGTTGTAGCTGCATGAGTTTAAGTTGAGCTTCTGCCTTCTGTGCGGGGTCTGGGATCACCTTATCAATGATCTTCAGACCAGTGTTGATTACATCATCCCATCCAAACATTATCCTACTCCTAGAAGAAGTCTATTACGTGATCCTGCACCACCGCCCCCACCAGTCTGCTGTCGGTAGGTTACAGCAATAGCATACGTATAAGATGCTACAGACCACGCTCCAGTAGCCTGTAAAGCAGTTGTAGCTGCTACCGTTTGTGTTTCCACAAAGGCCTGCAAGCCACCACCAGTAGCCCAAGCCCCTGAAGTAATACCAGTTCCTGTGCTCGCTGCCCATGCGCCGGTAGCCGAGGGCCCTTGTGCTGCCCCAGAAAATGTAGCAGCAAAACCAAAACAAACCTCGTTAGCAAAACTTAATGTACCAGTAGAACCACTGGCCCACGAAGAAACTGAACCTCCAGAATCAGTAATTGCTCCTAGCTTATCAAAAGAAACAAGATCGTCGCGCTCACAACAATAAGTCAAATAACCAGCGGCCGCAAAAGATGCTGTAACAGAGGTAATACCAGCAGGAGCATTCAATCTATGATAAATATACCACGGGCCAGCGGCTCCAACAGACACCCACTGGCCGCCAGCAAGAGTTCCTCCAGCCGAATCTACTAAAGTAGTAGGTGCACCGGCCGTTAGCCAAACGGCATAGATCAGAGTTCTACTAGCCCCAGTTGCTGAAAGAGTAATTGGGGCGCTTGTAGCCGAATCTGATGAACTAACAACTGCTTGATTTTGTGCCATATTTAAACCAGTAGAGCGCGAATGTCAGATTCTGTATAACTACCATTGTCTTGAACTTGATAGAAAGAACGGATAAGTTCATAAGCTCCTGCACTACCCCCACCATTCTGGTAATCATCAAAACCAATCTTTGCATAGTCGGTGTTTGCTCCATCAGGTCCAGTAGCGGTACCAATATTAATACCAGTACGGGTAAAGACCTGTGTACCATTCATCCACCCAGTTAGGAAACCAGTTCCTCCAGTTGGATCACCACGGTATTTAAATACCCATTTGACCCATTGATTAACTGGATAAGCAGCCTGACCAGCAGGGGGTAAGAAGCCGGGGTTGTCACTAATATATGGATAGGATTCCTGGATGTTATAACCAGGATTGCCTGGGATAGATTGGCTACTCCAAGCAATATCAACACAGACACAAGCATTAGGTGCGAGATAACCTGCGGGAGTAAAGATTAACGCAAACGGTCCAAAAACTAAACTATCTTGTGTGGAGTTATGAATTTGGAATAGATTACCTGCACCAGCAGCATAACGACTTATTGGAACATAAAGTTCAAAGCCAATCCAGTAAGTTGTTCCTGTCTTGGCAAGTACACTACCTGATGGAATAATTTCCATTCGACCAGCATGGTTTGCGGTCGGAGGATCAGTGTTTTTACCAGCAGCTACAATTACTTTTCTACTTGAGTTCAGTGGATCATTGATCTTACCAAAGCGCATAGTAGAGGAACCGGCTGGAAGCGCAATAGTACCTGTGCCAGTAATGCCTGTAGTTTCATTTACTCCTGATAAGCTATAACCAGTACCTAGTCCTTGAATAGAACCCGACATTGTAGAGAAGGGGTCTTTGGCATTAAAGAATGCCATAGGAGAAATAGAACTGGCAGCAGCAACAGAAGCTGTCCATGTCTTGGCGCTAAAGGCACCAACTGCATCAGTTACTGTAATTGAATAGGTTGTTGACCCTGAGATTGCTGTGGGAGTACCAGAAATAATCCCTGTAGAGCTACTAATTGTAAGTCCAGCGGGCAGGGCTGTTGTACTAGGTGTAATTGCGTAACTATAGGGAAGAGTACCACCTGTAGCAGATACCGGCTTAATAGATGTAATGGCACTATTCTGTGTCCAAGACATCCCGGTGTTATCAGCAGTAGTTGCTAGAGTGGCACTAATGGCCGCAATAACTTTCACCGTTGATTTTGGTGAAGTGTAGGGAACACCTAGATAGGTAACAACCTCATCAACATAAACAGACTGGCCTGCAATAACAGAGAGGCCGGTTTGTGTTTGGAAGAAGTTATCATTTAGTGCTGTATAGGTTCCACTTGTCCCTGTAATTTGCGCATAGGGAGTGATTAAACCACCACTACCTGCGGCAATATAAATACGCCATGTTCGGGATGCATCTACAGTTTGTGACCAAGTGCCAGGAATAATGGCGTTAGGAGTTCCTTCTGTCACTGTTCCTGTAAAGGAAGGAGCAGCACTGTTTGTAAGAACAGGGGTACTTGCAACGGTAATAGTGTTCGAAGCAGCACTTGCAGCAGCAGGGCCTTGGGTGGTCGTTGCTAGAACTCGGCAAACAACTGCCTTACCTTCTTGACCAGTAATCAGAGTGTAGGTATTGGAAGTAGCACCACTAATGGCGGCACCGTCTAGAGTCCATTGATAAGTGTAAACAGCACCTGAGGCGTTGTTCCATGTACCCGTTGTGCTGGTTAAGAGAACACCCACAGCTTGAGAACCAGATGGAGTGACAGCAGGAGCAACAGAAATTGTAGGTAGGGTAGCACCAATAGCGGATGCTGTAACAGCACTAATAACAGGTGCAGCTACAATACCAGCGGAAGATACTCCAGCAATGGATACAGCCATTTTAAAACCTGCATCAGCAGCTTGTAATACATAAGTTGCAGCAATACCCCCGGTTGCTGTCAAAGCACCAGAGGTCGTATTAACTCTATACCAAACATAGTTGTATGTAGATGCCCCAGTCCACGTACCAGTAACAGCAGTAAGAGTGCTGCCAACAGTGAGTGTGCCTGTTGGGGCGGTTGGCTGAACAGTATTTTGTGGGGCAGTCGTTCCAAGAGTCGTTAGACGAATCTCTAGGGCATTAATATATGTCTGTAGATCAGTAGCAACACCAGTTGGAAGAGTTACACTTACATTACCAGCAGGGTCCATACCAGTGTGGTTAGCACGGGCACGATCATTACCACTGGCAAAATCTACAATGGTTTGTACGGGCGCCGCAAGGGCCCCTAATGAAGCATTTGCTTGGATTAAACCTTGGACATTATCGGTGCTTAGAATACCAAGATCAGTTTGAATCTCAGCGATTTGAGCCGGAGAAGCTGGAACAGCTACTCGTTGGCTAGCGTCTTTTACTTTAATTGTCATTCATATCCCAATATATAATCGTCTAGGTATAGAGCATAGTCATCTAAATAGAGGTCTAATGGTCCACGAAGGTTTACTAAATATTCATAGTTAAAAATAACCATGTCTGCCCGGGCGCAATCAGCTTCTGCTAAATCAGCATATCCACTGGCGCTCCATAAAGAGCAGACATAGACAAAAGAGTCATTAGGTTCGCGGATAAATGGAACAGCTTGCCCAGTCTCACGAACTCTTAAGTATTTCTGTGGGTGGTCTTGCTCAAAGTCTTCTTTACAGACAAGCAAACCATCCCATCTTTTTTTAATTTCATCGGCCTTGTGCTTAAATCCGCACACATCGCAGATAACCCACCATGAGCCGGATTTAAACGAACTTTGAGGCATATTTAATTCTTATGAAGTTGATCTTTGACATCCTGTTCAAAGCGATCTAGCCTAGACCAGAGTTCTTTTTTGAAATCAGAAAAGTCTTCCTTCTTAAAGTATTTGTCTCGGACGTTGTCAATATCTACACGATTGTGTGCGACTTCTAGCTTGAGGTCGGTAATCATGCTTCTCATGGTCCAACCCGCTACACCCAAAAGAAGATTGATAATGAACAACCCCACGGTTAGTAGGGTGTTGTCCATATTAGCTATTCAGTTTGATATACTGAATTTGAACACCTGTAGCAGTTGCCACAGAAAGGTTTACGTTTAGGGCTTCACCAACAGCGGTTTCAAACCAGCCATGTTCACTGAACGGAAGCATAAAACCACCATTGGCCCCTAGGGGAAAGGTGGCTGTAATGTCCGTTGTGTTAGATTGGAACTTGACGTTATTAGCAAGTGTGCTAATCACCATACATGAAAGAACACGATAACGTGCTCCAGCCACGGCGGCGACAACAACAGTGTTACCAGTTCCAGAGGGGTTTGCCAACACATTTACGTGTGGTGTTACAAGGGGTACGGTACGTGTTACGTTTTGCATGTTTTTCCTAAGAAAATGAAAAGGGCCGAAGCCCCTTTCTTATCGAAGATATTCGATGACTAGGAAAACTTCACCAGAGGTTGGATTACCAGTGGTTGAAGTACCGAGTACCCAAATCTGGATATCAGTACCATAAGGTGGATTGTAAACCTGCATAATACCAGCTGCTGGAGTAATGTCGTTATTAGCGCCATTTGCACCAAATGCAGAAGTAGCTGCTGCTAGTTGCGCACCACCTGAAGCAGTACCAAGAGCAACTGTAGCTGCTGAGATGGAACCACCTGCAAGTTGAGTTTTCACATGAAGGCGAAGCTTTACAATTGTTGAATCTGCTGGTAGGATCGCTACCCTAGTATTTACACCAACTGTTGAGAAGTTCGCACTTGAAAGTTTAACAATAGTAAGTTTTGGTTCCTTAATATTGCTTGTAGCTGAAGGACCACCAGGATTGGGATCGCTTACAGCAACCTGACCTGGGACTACGATAAGTGCCATTTGTTAGCTCCTTAAAACGGGGAGACTTGCGCCTCCCCTGGGTTATTAGGCGCCGGCGCTACCGTATAGAGCGCGAGGATCAGTCCAACCGAAAGTGTAACGACCAGTTGCCTTGAACTTAGCGTTCTCGGTATCAAAGTCATTATCCATATCGAATTGGTCACCACGACGCTCAAAATACTTCATACCATTCTTAACGTTGGTTCGGATGAACCATGCATCAGTGTCAGTGAGGAAGTGATTGACAACAGTCTTAGGAATAATACCAAGATTCTTGATGCTATTCGGATCGTTGTTATCAGTACCAACACGACCATCCGCCGTTAGGATACGATTGGCCTCAAACACTAGCTGACGTGGGATGATGAGCGCCTGTGGGCGAACAGCAATTAGAAGACCACGATCATTAGTGAAACCAGCAATATCAATGGCAGCTTGTTCTAGTGCAGCTTCTGATAGGTCAGAGGCAGTTGCAATTTGGTTAGACCAAGTACCACCAGCATAGTTGGGGTGTAAAGCATTGATAAGAGTTACACCATCGCCACCGACATAGCCAGCAGTGAAAGCACGGTTGTATACGTTAGCACCAACGATTTCCTTGGTCTGGCGCATTGAGAAAGCTAGGCCTTCTGCTTTGCGTTGACCAACTACGTCATACTGGTCATCTTCCATGATTTCACGGGTGATGATAAAGCCAAGTGCATACACAACGTGGTTGTAACGTGTGATGAATGCTTGTCGTTCTGAATCGTTAGCGAACGGAGCACCTTCAGCCTTGATTTGTGCAAGACCAAAAGAACTGATGCCAACATCCTCTTCAAATTGCTTTGAAGAGCTGAACTTATCGAAGAGGCCGGTGTATTCTACGTCATATTGATCGTAGGCTTTTCCGTACCAGGCATTGATACCAGGCCATAGGGCCTTGGCAAATGAGCCACTATTAATTACTGACATTTATGTCTCCTTTAATTAAGACGTACCGGCTGTGTTACCACCGGAGTTCGCAGTGTTCAACTGAACTTGAAGCTTCCAGTTGGCGGAGTCACTCATGTCTGAATCAGGACGCTGAACAACACCAATCACCTTTAGGGGGAGAGTAGCGGTTACAGCACCAGCACCACCTAGGGCAGTCATTGCTGATTGGCCAGTAGCAGTGTTAACAGCAGTGTAGTTCATACCCATGTTCATGCCGATAGCGGTAATTGCCGTAGCAGCACCTGCTTGAACTTCATAAACAACAGTAGGATCAACACACACAAGGGCATAGCGAGCAGTGTTAGCTGCACGGTATTGACCTGGAATAGCGAGGTTAGAATAATCGGGAACGAAACCAACAATGACGCCTATTGGTAGGCCGGCATCGGCAGTTGCGCGGGTAATAGATGCAACGCCGTTAGCGTCAGCAGTACCACCCCAGTTTACAATATCACCCATACCGCACACAGTGGCATCACCAGTTAGGAGTGCAAACGTTTCCGCTGCTCCATTCCAGGGAGAACCATTTAGGTGCTTCATTGGGCGTAGTCCAAAAGGACGACTTACGTTAGCCATTTATTAGGCTCCTTTTTAGGTTTAAGTCGTCGCAGAGAGTGTTAGAATTTAGTTGATCGCTCAATTTCAAAACGTCCACCAGCATTGACAACTTCTTGTTTCATAGTGTTTTCAAGCTGAGTTACTTTAGCGGCCTTGGCTGCTTGGTCTTCTTCATAGAAGTCCTTACGTTGACGCATTAGAAATGCCTTGTCACCCTTGCCTACAGATAGTTGGGCTTTAGTACCTTCCGGGGAAGCGTTGTTAATGCGCTTGTCACCGATAGAAACTTCAGAAGCGTCAACTAGTTCATAACCAGCTTCTTGAAATGCTTGGATACGATCTGCCGTATCATTCACAATTCGATATTCAAACCCTTCCTTCTTACCACGAACCGTAAGAACATTACGGCTAGCAATAGGAGTACGGGCTACACGTCCACTCGGACTTTTGGCAATTGATTCTTTCATCTTAAAGCTCCTTGACTCTCTTTAGTTCCACAAATTTATTCAGATATTTAATAGCTTGCATAATTAACTCCTCATTGTTTTCAACATAACCAACGATTAAATTGCATTTTCTACATAGAAGATTTCTAACTTCTCCAGTAGCATGGTCATGGTCTACACATAAAGAGTAGACTCGTGCTGAACTAGAAATTTTAAAATCTTCTGGATTACCACACAAATCACAAACACCTTGTTGGTCTTGTAGTTTCTGCTCGTAATCCTTTAATGAGATTCCATATGTTGTTTGCAGTTTATTTTCACGATAAGTATCCCAATGGAATAAATGTCTAGCTGCATTCTTACACTTGGCATTACAATATAATCGGCGTGTGTTTTTAGCAACCATCGGTTGTTCACACGTTTTACAAGTCAGTTGATACTCTTTAGAGCTCTTTGACACGCTTTAATTCTGCTTTATATTGGGCCTCGGTGATACCCCCCACTTTGAGGATGCGACGCATAATAGCAGTCTCTTCTTCACTCATTGCTAGTTCAGCCTTAGAGCTGCTACCACCACGAGTGCTGCCTTCTACTGGACTTGGACGTCCACTTGCCGGCGTTTTAAATTTGGTAGGAAATTCTTCACGGACACGTTCCGCAACCATCCTAAGAACTTGTGCAGGACTGTGCCCAGCTGCGTTAAGTTCTCTTCCATAAGCATCGGCAACAGCAGTCATAGCTGTGTTGCTTTGATACCAACTATTCTTGTTTCGCCATTCGACGAATTCAGGATTTAGTTGTGGTTCTTGAACAACAGGTCGAGCAGCTTCTGCTTGCAGAACACGCTTTTGTTCTTTAACCTGATCGGCTTCTGCTTCCAGTTCAAACACCTTTTCGGTGTCGCCGTCAATCATTGCTTGCTTACGTTCCGTCTGTAGTTGCTTCAGTGCGCGATCAAATGCACTAGCTTCTACTTTGGTGTGGTGTTCCTTAAAGGCCTCAAGAGCAGCACGTAGCTGCTTCATTTCCTTTGATTGATGTTCAATTCGTTTTAGTGGCTCATCTAGAGCTAAGAAAACTTCGGCGGAACGCCACTTTTCTGGATCACCATTATATTCATCTTTAGGCTTCCAGCCCCGTTCCATAGCCGCCTGTTCGACGTGATTTACTTCTGGTTCGGGGGTTGTCCCATCTTTTGGCTTTAGTTCTTCAGTCATTGTGCTTCCTTAACAACAGCTACTACATCTTCATCGTTCAGAACAAATACATATTCGCCTGTTTCCGGGTCTTCAACTTCTTTGCCTGCAAATTTAGCAAAGACAATTTCATCACCTACCTTGCACCAGGGTGTGTACCCGTGGCTTTCGTTCTGCCAAGCAGTTGGACCAATTGAGAGGACAATACCTTTGTCAACGCTTAGGTCTTCACGCTTCTTATTGTCATTGATAATCTGAAAGTCCTTTAGGAATTCCTTGTGCTTACGAAACACATCATCAACTTCTGCTTGTTTATATGGCTTAACTACTAGCCGATGGCCTGCTGGTTTTATCATTCAGTCTCCTCTTGGATGGTGATTTCTTCAAAATGTACTCGAAGGAAATCATTAACTGCGGTGATATACCCAACTCGGAATCTATCTTGTAAAGGGTCTTTCCCCGCATTCTCTTGTAGTTCTTCGGTAAGAACCTCTTTGATGCCTTGCAGCATCTGAAATACCGCTTGGGTTATTTCTTGGCTTTTCCACTGGCTGAGGGCTTCGCCCGCGCCGCTTGTACTTGTACTCGTGACATCTCCTTAGTGTGCTCTACTTTCTGCCTATGCTGCACTTCTGTGTGCTGCACTTTCTGCATGGCTGCCGCTCTTGCACCTTGTACGCGGGCCTGGTCCATATGGTAGGTTGCTTGTGCTTTTAGGGCACCCATAACAGCTTCATGACGTTCATCATTCTTCTGTTTCTGTGCTTCCATCATATGTTGGAATTGCTGGTCACGGGCATCTAGCTCTCGCTTAAATGCATCGTTCTGCATGTCTTGTGCTGCCTTTTGCTGATCTGCCTGACTCTTCATCTGAAGTTCCATCATCTTAGGATCAGGTGGTGGTTGCGGAGGTTGACCAGTTTCTTGCACTTGTTGGGTAAACAACTGTTCGTAGTTTGGTTGCTCTTGTGCTTCTAGCACACGGGCAACAACCTTAACTGGATCAAGAATACCTGTAGGTAAGAGTTCTAGAAGACCCTGGGCCTTCATTAGCTTCTCAGTTTGAGTCGCTGTATTTGGGTCAGCACCAGGACAAACATCATAGTTATCGTTGTTAAAGTCATCTGGCATAATCTGCACGTCAACTACATTAGCATACTGTTCAGGGTCTAGATAAACCCCGTTCAAGTCAAAAATCTTTTTGAACTCACTTTTTAGCGAGCGATATACACGCTTGTAAACTGCCGTGAACACCTTCATACCTTGCTCGATCGTAGCCATTGTAGTGGTAGCTGGTGTATTTTGTCCCGGCATTTTCCCAACGAAAATCTCTGCCACGGACGCAAGCTCTTTGCCAGAAGTAACCAGAGTTCCCATAAGTTCTAGGAGAACATTGCTGGGTTCTTTGACAGGGAGAGGAACAATTTGTTTACGAAGATCATCCGCTGTAGTATTCACTGTCTTCCATTCACCAGGAAGCCAGCGATTTTCACCCATCTTAAGCTTCAGACCCTTGCCCAAAAAGCCCCCTTGTAGGGTGCTTAGTGTACCGGCATCTAGAAGCTGGTTAATCAGTGTGTTAACAGCTTCATTAATTGGGGTGAGAAGTAGACCAAAACCGATGTCATAGAAACCACCATCGGGATTAGGAATAAAAGAAAACTTAGTGAAGTATTGGATTGGCTCGATTTTCTGTAACTTACCCTCATCATCTAGATGCATTCCTTTTTCATCATAACGTGCCACTACACGTAGCACCTTCTTACTGAAACGCTCGAACACTACAATGTAGGGCTCGGCATATCCATCACCATCTAAGTCAAAGAAGCAATGTTGCTCAACGAGTACATAGGGAGTAGTGCTATCCTGTGGAACAGGTACATACTTATTAGGCTCGTTCGCCTGAATCTGTGGTTCCCCTAGATCGACGTCTAGGTAAATACCACTCATCTGCTTCTCTTTAAGAACTCGCTTGTTCATCTCAATTACTTGAGAGACTCGCTCTGCTCCATCTAAACTCTTTGCCCAGTAGTTGACTACTAGATTCTTAGGAAGAATGAGTTCAGAAACATTCTGCTTAGTTACTGGACTGTAATAGGTTTTCTTAAACAGGGTGCCGACAATGGGCAGCATGATTAAGAGTTTGTCCATATCCTCTTCCCAGCCAGACATCTGGTTGAGAATTTGATAGGTCATGAATGAGCCAATGCGCTTGGCCTTTTCTAGCTTCTCCCCAGTGGGGTCCTTACCAATAACTTCTACTTTGACAATGTCACCAGTAGAGGGAACTAAGCTTGGATAACTCCGTGCATTAAATTGCATGGAGGCTGTAGAGAGTAGGGGATATTTAACATTAGCAGCATTAACCCAGGGCCATGTCTTGGTTTCTCGAACCTGCAGAGCTAGGTTGGTCCACTCTTCTAAACATCGCTCCCAATGCTCCCGTGAGCGCATGTCGGTTTCAAAACCCTCAGAAACTTCTTGTGAGATTTCCTTGAGCTTATCTTCGTCCAGTTTTTCGGCAATGTTAGTTTGCTCCAAGAGAGCCCGTAGACTCTCGGCAGGGCTAGGTTGTTCAGAATCTGAACTAGTACCCAGTATAGTTGCTTCTTCCTTGGCCGGAGAAGTTTCGTTCAAGTTCATCTTGGTATTGTTCCTCTTCATCTTCCTCCTTGGTAGGAGCTTCAATGAGTTGTTCTAGCATTAAACCAAGATAGGCAAAAGCATCTACCTGGTCATCGTGTACGTCCCGTGGAAACTTGGTACATTCATCCTCAAAGGTGGGATACCAGTCTGCATGTTTATCAAAGAAGACAGAACCTGCGCGTAAACGCGCCTGCATGGACCGTGCTCTAGCAATTTTATCCTTACCACCGTGCTTAAGCTGGTAGAGAGACAGATAAATTCCAGTTCTTATCATCTCTTCCCGTAGGAAGGGACCAATACTTTTGGAAATCTGCATTTCTTCAATACCAACAGCCACAGGATCATAGATTCTTTGCATTTGGATGAGGGTGTCTACGATTTCTCGTGCATCTAGACGTTCTCTTAGCACATTCCGCACCTGAATTCGTCTAGTTTCATCTACACCAGCAATTAGAAACACCGAATAGTCGGCTTTCTGGTGTTCTGCAATGGCAAGGTCCACCGTGATGTAGTAATTGAGCTTCATTTCACGCTGTTCCTTAGACAAATCTAAGAAATCGCCACGCTTAAAGAAGGCATTAGCCTCATCTAGAGGGACATTGAGGTATTCTTGTGAATAGACATCTGCCATCCCCTGATCTGTCAGCTCTTTCTTGAGGTCTTGTAGCTTCTTTTTAGAGAATCTACTGGGCCAAAGGAGGTGAGAGAAGTCTGGATTGTGTGCTCGATATTTAACCGAATACCATCCATGTTTTTTTAGGGGACTCCACAGTTTTAAGGGGTCCTGGACAGTCCACTTGTCATAGGCGAGAGGCATAAGCTTTTCTAACAAGCTGTCCATATGCAAAATGGTTCCTACAATTCGGATGATACCAGTGGCACTTCGGCAGGGCATTAAAGCACTGTTGAACCACCGCTTCATCTTTTCACGACGCTCCTTGTTCATTACAAGTTCATCGTTTTCCATGTCATCGCAAAGGATGATGTCAGGACGGGTTCCATCCCAGATAAGTCCACGTAGCTTTTGTTCAGCTCCCTTTGCCATCACCCGGAACTTATGGCCGTCAGCCATTTCCACGATGATGTCACTTTCACTGTCTTTTACAAACTTAACAAGTCCCTTGTCATCTCTCTTTAAACCAAAGAGGTCAATGAGGGCTTCATTGTTTTGGAGGTGTTCTTTGAAGAACCCCAAGAACATCATTGCTTGGGCTTCAGTGTCTGAGACAAGAAGCATGAAACGACGTTCACGGAATAAAAGAGTAGCGAGGCCGTAGCTCACCGTGCCACCAGTTGTTTTTGCATGTCCCCGTGGAGCCGCAATGGCTACCTGAGGATGTTTGCTGCAAAACATTTCCCACATTTCTTTGTGGAAATCGGGGCTTTCTGTGGCCCCGTCAAACTTACTGGATAATACTGTTCTTACAAAGCCGGCAATTGTCGCGGCTGTTAACACTTATTTCTTTCGCTCTCGCTTACTGGTTTGGCTTTTAAGGCTTCCGTCAGAATTTCTAGAGAAGCTTCTGTTGGTAGATGCTGAAACAATTCTCTCATTTGACGCAGTTGACTTTCCGCCCTTGCTAAGGGGCTGAATGTGATCGATGTCCTTCCCATCCCCTTTGTGTGTTCTACCAGACGCATTGGCTTGCACTCGTGCGACACTCCGTTCACTACGATTTTCACGCTGGTCCGGGCGGGAATGATATAAGGTGTATTCACGTTCATAGTCCCTCTTCCCGTTCCGCATATATGGCATATTGATTTCCTTTAGATAGATTTTCTGTTGCAGGTAAATACTGAAGATTTTCTAGTACATGAAGTCCTGTGACAGTTTTCCCTCGAAGGGGAATAATATGATCTACATGGTAACCAATGGGCCGGTTTTTGTAGAACTCAGAGATAGCAACTTTATCTGCCCAAGGAGGCATAAATTCTTTAATATGTTTATGCCTAAGTAATGTACGTTCATAGTGCTTTTCATAAGCTTCATTAGTCCAATTACTATAGGCTCTTCGATTAAGGGCCCGCCAATATTCTGGATTATTTTGTTGATGCTTTTTAGTTCGAGCCTTCTCAATTGCCTTTTGGTCATCCGACATTTTTGCCCAACGTTCTTTAGTCGGCATCTTCGTTATCTCCTGTTGGAACTAACTCGGGCTCCTTAACATAAATAACATCCGTGACCACCACGTCTGCTTTTTTCTGTTGTTTGTTTGCGAATTCTTCAAAAGAGCGAGCAAGCTTTTCCAGCTTTTCTTTCACCCCTTCTTCTTCCATTTGACGCTGTTCTGTGCTCACCAGCTTATATTGATGACCCATAAAGTCTACCCCAACCTTGGCAGCATCTTTCATAAGCACTGGTTTACGGATGAGTGTTTGTGCTTTTTGGTCCCAAATGAAGTCACCATTTTCCAGGCGATCTTCGACAATAGTCAAACTCTTCTCGACGATGCCTTTCAAACGAGTTGAAAGGACAAGTTTTTCAGTTTCTCTATATTCGGCTACAAGGGCATTCCACCATCCGGTGGGTTTCCACTTCTCAACAGTTTTATAGGGAACTCTGGCAGCAGCAGCTGCAAGTTCCAAGGAGCCAAGAATGATGTAGGCCTTTACAACCTCAATCTTCTGCTCATCAGACCACCTAGCGTTTTGTGCGTCCAAAGGACGTCGCTTGGGCTCTGTTACATGATATTCATTATCTCGAAGCACTTGCTTCCTTTCTCTAAATCTGGCAGGACGTGTAGGATTTGAACCCACATCGCATGGTTTTGGAGACCAGCATGTTGCCGTTACACCAACGAACTGTAGTTTAAATGAGACATAACATCTCTATACCTATATTATACCACACAAAATGTCATTTGTCAAGCATTTCTTCGCTCTGCTCCAGAAATATTTTTCTTGACACGTATAAATACATATCTTGGAGAGGGCCTTCGGAGTGTAACGTAGAAGGGGCTTGACAAGTATGGTATAATAGTAATACTATATATATTTAATATATTATATTATTCTTTTCTTTCTTTAGAGAGATGTAAGAGAGACCTTTCTTTCTTTTCTTTACCTAGCCAGACGTAAAGAGAAAGCGAGACATTGTCGTTAGAGACCCTAACTCCTCTTCCGTCTCTAGCGAGACGTCTCTTTGTCGAGCCAATGGCCTTAGAAAGCCTTTAAACCACCCTAGAATCGATTATCTAGGGCTTAGGTATACCAGGGTAGCTCCCATAGGCTTTAGAGCCTCTGAGAGCGAATAGCTTCTGTAGTAAATGGAAGCTTAGAGAGCCGGAAAAACTTGTCCTTTCAACTCGTTTGAAAGGCATTGTAGAGAAGAGTTTGACTATTGTGGAAGATCGCCTGGAAAATGGTGACTTCATTTGGGACCAAAAAGCCCAAACCCTAATACGCAAGCCAGTGCTTATGAAAGATGCCGCTAAGGTTGGTGTTGATTTCATGGGCCATCAATACAAGCTTGTAAGTACAGAACAACGACAAATGGAAGAAGAAGGGGTTAAAGAAAAGCTTGAAAAGCTTGCCCGCTCTTTTGAAGAATTCGCAAACAAACAACAGAAAAAAGCAGACGTGGTAGTCACGGATGTAGTCTTCGTGCAGGAGGATGGGGATGCCCTACCAGAAGGACGGTAAAAGAAATTATGAAAAAGAGTACCTGCTGTACCACTCTCGTCCAGAGCAACGTGAGAATAGATCAGAACGTTCAGTAGCTCGGGTACAATCAAACAACGCCGGTCGTACCCATAAAGGCGATGGTAAGGACATAGATCATATCAAACCACTTAGCAAGGGCGGATCAAATGCACGCTCAAATCAGCGAGTTGTTAGTGAAGGAACCAACCGTAGTTTTGCACGTAATGCTGATGGATCAATGAAAAGCCAGACAAGTAAAAGAGAGCGTAAAAAATAATGCTCACAGCCAATACTATTGCGGGATTTGTCCGCACAGTTCTTTCTAGTAAATTTGATGGCGCAACAGAATCTCCAGATTTTCATAAGGAAATGTGGGAAATGTTTTGTTCTAAACACCCTCAAGTTGCTATTGCTGCCCCACGCGGTTAAGTTGATTTACTGGGGCATTACAAATAAGTAAAATGCATGGCCGCGTATAAATCCCCCTAATTCGGAGAACGGTAGAACACCCAACCCCGAGCTAACCCTCATTGTTGAGGAAATGTGTAGAGACTATACAGGGGACTCAATCCATATTATAAGGAGACATATGAGCAATGCTCATGATTTAGCATGGTGTGCTGGATTCTTTGACGGAGAAGGTTTTGTAACCATCCAAGAAAGAAAGAGCATCGTTAAGGATAAAATTTATCGTGGGTATTATCTTCGTATTGGAGTAAACCACGTTGCTGTTGAACCACTAGAAGAATTGCAAAGACTTTTAGGTGGGACAATACGAAAGCAGTTGGGAATTCCAGTAGGCAATAGACACCTTCGTCATTCATGGCAGATGTCTTGTCAACAAGCTAGAGAAGCCCTCATTAAAATGATGCCTTATTTTCGTAATAAACAAGAAGTAGCTACTCTCGGAATTGAACTTCAAAACACGATGGGTAACCGTGGTGAGAGAACCACCGAAGCACTTCAACTGTTACGT